GGTGCGAATAGCCAGAACATCCTTCTCCACCATTGCTTAAATTTACAAGTTTGATGCCACGTCTTTTATAAACATCAATACATTCTATTTCGGCAAGAAAAGCCAATTCTTCATCTAAATTATCAGCAATAATTTCTGATGTAAAACCATGTTTTTCTACATAAAATTTCCAATACCGACTTCTTTTATTTTTATCAGCATGGCGTTTATCTTTACCTTTGCCAACATAAAAGATTTCACCAGTATCAGCAGCACGATGTTGGTAAATGTAATATTGCATATTATCTGAAAAAACCACCTGATAAAATCCATCCAGCATCTTTTTGTCTGCTTGCAAGCATCGCATCTGCAAATCGAGCTGATTGAACAGGCTTCATATTAATGCGTTTAACAGTTGCTTTAGCTTGCGCTGCATACGCTGTAATCATGCTAATTTGAGTTTGTGATGCTTTGCCATACATAGGCATTAAACGCTCTGCCAAACACCATCTGAGAGCCATTGTGTAGCCTTGTGGCAGGATAATAGGATCGTTTAAAGTGGTGTAGTTTTGAAACAGATTGTCTGTAAAGATGTGCATTTCACCTTGTGAAGGATTAGGCCATACATAGATATTGCCTAATGTTTCACTTGGCTGGTAATACAAAGCTTTTGGCCAAGGGCCATTCAAAGTCTTTAAACCAATCATTTCGTATTCTTCTACTGCCAAAACAGCGATTGGATAGTCCAAACCACCGTTGACAATAGGAACACCGTTAGAGTTGGTGTTAATACGAACAAACGCTGAATCAATGCTTAATGGGCGTTGATAGTAAAGATTGATTGTTGTAGAAGCGACAGTCTGATTAATATTGACTTGATATGTGCCTGCTTCATTGACGTTATTACCAGCACCAGTCAACATCGCTACGATTTTAGTTCCTGCTGTGATGCCTGTGCCACTAAGGGTTTGCCCTACATTGATTGCACCAGAGCTGATGCCTGTAACAGTCAGAATATTGCCTGAGATTGAGCCTGTAATGATTGCGCCAATTTGACCACCAGGGCCAATCGTGTATTGAGTCTGTCCTGCAACAATAGGAAACACAATCTCATTCTTGTAATAGACCATCATTTCTTCGTTTGACCATTGATCTACAAGGTCATTAAGCATATCAAAAGCATCTTGAGCAGCTTCAGGAGTTGGAGTTTCACCAGCTTCTAATGCGCCAATATCTTTTAATGCACGAGAAATAATGTCAATTGGTGCCGTCATTTTACATTCCTACTTTGAATACTTGGGGTTGCCAAGGTGGGATTACTTTATTTTCTAATGTTTCTAATTGTTCTTTTAAACGCTCAGTAATGTGGCATTTGCCGTCTTTTTGAGTTTCTTGTTCAATCCAGCTTGCTACCATTTCTTCTGTTACTTGTTCAAATGCTGTCTTAGCAGTAGGGCAGTCAAAATACCAATTACCCTCAGTTTCTACTGATTTATCGTCTTGTGTAGCTGTGACATGATAACGAGCATGAGTAATCACGCCATCTTTAGCAGAAACTTCTAGGATTTTCCAAGTAAACATTATTTGATAGCGTTTTCAAATGGTGTTAAATCATTAGAACCGTAATATTCTGCACCTTTTGCAATTTGAATTTCAAGATGAGCTTTGTTACGAGCTACAGTATCAGCCCATTCTTCATCTGTCATTTTTTCAGGCTTACCAGCTTGCAAAAGATGGACTGAATCCATCGCAGCGGAATAGTCTTGTGCTACTTGTTGTTCGTGTGTCATTTCAATCATTTTATGCTCCTAATTTAGCTTCTAAAGCGGTTACTTTTGCGTTTAGTTCTTTAATTGCATTTACTAAATGCCAAGTGATATTGCTTGCATCAACTGACATTACACCAGTAGATTCTATTTTTACGCAATCAGGCAATACTTCAATGAGTTCTTGGGCGATTGCGCCAAGTTGAACGCCAGCGATATTAATAGCATTTTCTTTTGGCAATTCTGTTACTTCATTTGCTGTGCGGTATTCAAAGTTACGCACTTTGATTTGTGTAATCTTGTCTAAACCATCGTTGTTATCAACAATATTTTTCTTTAAACGCTGGTCAGATGTAATAGACCATAGTGTTGAGTTATTGCCTTGATATACACCACCGTTATTAGGATTAATAAGTCCTGTATTTGCTCCTTTACCACTTGGCCCATTTGTTGCAATAACAATTTCAGAATTTACGCTACCACTAGATGCTGTTGATGCAGCGCCAATATAAATTCCATTAGAACCTGTTGTTAAAGCATTAGCAGAAGAAACTCCAATAGCAATAGCAGAAGCAGCAGTTGTTCCGCTATAAAGTGCGTTATAACCTACAGTAGTATTGCTTGCACCTGTAGTATTACTGTAACTAGCAGAATAACCTACTGCTGTGTTATTAGATGCGGTGGTGTTTGATTGAAGTGCATTATATCCAACTGCTACATTTAAACCACCAGTAGTATTTGCTGATAAAGAAGAAGAGCCTATTGCAGTATTTGGCGCACCGCTAGTATTTGCTTTTCCTGAACCCCATCCAACAAACACATTTCCATAAGTGCCATCAGTATTGTTATAACCAGCTTGATAGCCGATAGCTGTAGCATAATTACAAGTTGAGTTATAACCAGCTTGATAACCAACAAAAGCATTTTGCGAAGCGTTGTTTAAATAGCCAGCCTGATAACCTAAATAAGCATTACTATTTCCTGTAGTATTACTATACCCAGCCTGATATCCAACTGCTGTGTTATTAGATGCGGTGGTGTTTGATGCTAAAGCACTTGTTCCTACTGCGGTATTAGAACCACCAGTAGTGTTTGCGTTTAATGCTGGATAACCAAATGCAGTATTGTTTGAGCCTGTTGTGTTTGCCGCCAAAGCACCACGACCAAAAGCATTATTGCCTGAACCAGTGGTATTTTGTTGCAAAGCATAAAAACCAAAAGCAGAGTTATTTGCACCGCTTGTATTAGCGTATAACGCTTGATAACCAAAAGCCTCAATTGATGAAGCAGAATTTGAATTAGCCGCCTGATAACCAACAACGGTGTTGTTTGCGTTATTACCACCACCCTTACCAACAGTAAGACCTGATATAGAAGCATCATTAGCTACAGTTAAAGTTGTGCCGTTAAATGTTAAGTTAGCTGATGCTGACTCTAGACCACCTGTTCCTGTATAAACTACTCGACCTGCTGTTAGGCTTGAGTTAGTAATAGAAGTAGATGCGCTAAGACTTGTAAATGCGCCTGTATTAGGTGTTCCTGAGCCAATAGTGCCAGGTGCTGTATAAGCACTTGATGCAAGCATAGTGTTTGTAACTGTGCCTGTATCGCCTGTAGTTACAAGATTGCCGTTTACTGCTGGCACGTTCAGCGAGAAGTTAGTAGCTGGATTAGGGCCAACTAAGGCTACTTGCCCACCTGCTGTTGCTTGAAAGACTAATTGACCCATGATTTTTTCCTATGGTGCTATATAAATAATAGAGCCTGTGCTTAAAGCTCCTGTTGATGGATTGTATTTTAGCGTAGAAGATGCTGTTTTTAAAGCTGAATTACCGCCTGTTGCGCTGACAAAAGTGACGTAATAGTTAGCGTTTGTGCTGGCATCGGCTACAGCTACGTTTGTTGCATTTGTCGCTGTTGTTGCGCTTGTCGCTGATGTTGCTGTTGCAGCATTACCGCCAATTGACAGACCTGATGCTGTTCCTGTCAGTCCTGTTCCTGCACCGCTAAACGATGTAGCAGTTAAAACGCCTGTAGAAGGCACAAAACTGATCTTTGTAGAGCTAGTTGTTGCAGCGTTGTTGCCTGTCGTATTTAACGATAAAACAGGGTAATAAGTTGACACAGAGCTAGTATTGTCTGTGATCGCAATATTTGTAGCGTTTGTCGCTGTTGTCGCACTTGTAGCACTTGTAGCTGTTGCTGCGTTGCCATCAATACTTGTGCCTGTTAGCGTAATTGATGCGCTTGCACGATTTAAAGCAATAGCAGTTGTGCCAACATAAACAGTTGAATTGCCTAAAACGCCACTTGGTATTGTTCCTGATAGATTACCTGCTGTAAGACTTGTTAAGCTTGCGCCTGATCCGCTAAACCCTGTCGCTGTAAATACGCCTGTAGAAGGGTTATATTGCAGTTTAGTAGAGCTTGTGTATTCAGTTGATAAGTTTCCGCTTGTTTGATTAGCAAACAAAGGATAACGAGTGCCATTTGTAGTGGTGTCATCTGTAACAGTCGCATAAGCGGTTGGTGTAGTCCAAGTAGGAGTTCCTGTGCCTGCTGAAGTTAATACTTGACCTGTTGTGCCTGCTGCTGTAAAGCTTGTAGTGCTTGCGCCTGATTGGTAAGGAATAGCGCCTGCTACGCCACCAGCTAGATTTGTAGAAGTTGTCGCTGTTGAAGCTGAACCTACTGACAAAGTGCTTTGAGCTACATATTGTGGTGCTGTTCCGCTAGATGTTAAAACATAATTTGCAGAGCCAATACCTAAGAAAGTTGTTGCGCCTGCTCCTGATTGGTAAGGCAAAGAGCCTGCTAAACCACCAGCTACGTTTGTTGCTGTTGTAGCACTAGCTACTGCGCCACTTACGATTGATCCTGATATTGATGTAATCCAGCTAGGATTTGAGTAGCTACCAGTTGTATATACGCCATTTGTGACAGTTGCAGCGTTGCCTGAGATGCTAATACCCCATGTGCCACTTGCGCCTGTGCCTGTCGTGCTAGGTGCGCCAATCGTGTTATATGAGATAGTTTGAGCTGCTGAACCGTTAAAAGTAGTGCCAGAAACTGCGCCTGTGCCACTATTGTTAAAAGTCACGCTATTTGTTACTGAACCTGCTGTCGTTGCAGATGTTGCAGTTGCAGCATTACCACCAATAGATAGACCGCTTGCTGTGCCTGTTAAACCTGTGCCAGGGCCACTAAATTGAGTAGATGCTGTGATAGTAGTGCCACCAACTGTAGAACCGCTTATAGGCGTTCCTGTGATGCTGCCACCAGTTATTGATACGTTATTAGCGTTCTGTGTGGACATCGTGCCAAGACCGCTTACTTGCGTATTGGCAATAGCAATAGATGTGTTTGTTACGCTGGTTACTTGACCTTGAGCATTAGTTACAAATACAGGAACTGCACTTGCAGAGCCGTATGTGCCTGCTGTGCCTACGTTTGTAATGCTAAAAGTATTAGATGCTAAGGTTAATCCTGTGCCTGCAAAATAAGTCGCAGAGCCTGAGAACTGCACCCAAGGCATCGCTGTGACATTAATTGTGCCTGTCTGTGTTGCTGTGCAAACCCAACCTGTGTCTGCTTGACCGCCATTTAAAACGACTGTGTATGCGCCTGGCACTTCTGACCAAACATCCATATCAGTAGATCGAGTCCAAGTGCTTGCAGATGCAATATAGATGCCATTATATTGGCTAGAACCTTGATTCTTGACAAGAACACGATCACCAGCTAGGGTTGTATAGCCATCAATTGTTTGAAGCCCTGAGAGCGTGATATTCGCTGTTGTAGCGACTGCACAAGCAGCTTTAGGGCCAAGACCCTGCGCTACAGTATCAACATAAAACTTATTAGCAATGTCAGTATTAGAGCTAGGTGTAGTGCTAATCTGACCTGTCGTTGCTGATACATTAGTAAATACCCCTGTAGATGGGCTTGTAGCACCAATCGTAGTGCTATCAATCGTGCTGTTAGTAATGATTAACCCTGATTGAACAGGGTTTATCGTGGCATAAAAAGGCATATTCTGCCCGATGAACGTATTAAACGTGCCATCGAGATTAAAATATGCCTGAACAGGCAATAGATTCTGAGTTACAGAATCATTGATGTTAGCCATGATCTACCTTTAATAGGCGATACAGTTAACTAAAACTACATCTCCAGCAGACATATTGGCAGCAGCACCTGTTGTAACAGAATAGCTAGTGAATGTAACTGAGGTTGCTGTGCTTCCTGTTAATTGCAAAAATACAGCATTACCGCTTGTTACATCAGCAGCAAATCCTAACCAACCATTAGGGGCTGTAGGAAGATTAATAGTTCCGTTAGCTGCGCCACCTGTGCCGACTGTTACTTTAAAGCAAAAAGTATTGTTAGCAAGAATAGTAGGGCTAGTTCCCCAGCCTGAACCTAAAGTAGGGCTAGTGCCTGAAATTAATAAATTGCCTTCAACAGCTAAACTGCTGGCATTTAATGGTGTCTGTAATGGATTGCCACCTTGTCCATATAAGCCTAAACAGTTGCCATTGGCATCATATTCAGCTTGAACTGGCAATAGATTTGTGACTGAGCTACTTGCTACGCCTGGATTTGACATAATTTATCCTTAGTTCTGATCTACCATAGGCAATACATATAGCGTATTAGCTGTTCCAACGGCTGTAATAGCAAAGCTAGGCGGCACAGCAAGCACAGTAGGCTGTGACATTGATACGCCTAAAACAAAGCTTTGTGAGCTATTTCCTGCAGTAGGAAGAACTGCAGCAGGAGCTGTAGTAGTTGTTCCTGCAACGGCTGGAGCAATAGTAATAGCGATAGGTGTTGTACCTACGTTTAAAAAGCCACAAAAGTTCGGCTGATCATTACCATTAGGGGTAATAGTTACAGAAGTCGAGCTAGTTGTAGTTACTGCAATCG